CAAAACACCCCCGCCGGTGGAGGTTCCTCCCGAACCAACACCACCTGCGCCGCGCCCCGATCCACGGATTGTGAGTCAGGTGACGCGCCCGAGGGCGGGCTTAGGAATCGGACGAAACGACATAACACCGGTCGCCGCTCCGGACTCTCCGAAAGCACCCTCAGTCGAGGACCTAGATAATTTGTCGGACAGCGAAATCAGTAACCTGATGGCTGCCGTCCGCAGGCAAAGAAATCTGAGTCGGCGCTCTAACTAAACACAAAGGAGTTACTCTTAATGAGTTACTCACCAGCCAGTATCGTAACATCCGGGGCGCTTCCGAACCTAGTCGCAATTCACTACGAGCGCGAAGCCGTTCCCAATTTGAAGGCGCAAACGCCCTTCCTCAGCATGACCAAGCAGCGTCCTTTGCCGCTTCGTCAGGGTAACCAGATTCAGTTCTACACCTACGCACTGTTGGCCGCGAACTTGAATCAAGCTGCTGAGGGGACCGTCGGTTCGCCCATTAGCGAGTCCAGCAACAAGATCGTTGCAACAATCGGCCAGTACGCAGACTTCATCAACTCCAGTGACTTGGCGCTTGATGTGGCCATCGACGACCCGGGTTTGTTGCAGAATCTGGCAAACGAACTCAACTACCGCCTCGCCCTCACCCTCAACAGCCTTGTCCAGATCACCTCGGACTCCGCCGTTGCGGTTGACAGCCTGGTCAACTCCCAGCTCGCCAACGGCAGCTATCTGACCGCGAATAACATCCGGTCGGCGGCCCAGTCGCTGGTAAGCGTAAACGCCCGTCCGCTGGTGGACAACAAATTCGGTGGCATCATCCACCCGAACGTTGTCCGCGACGTGCTCAATGACACCAGCTTCAATGGTCTCACTGACATCGTAAAGCGCGACGAGTCCATGCGTAAGATGCTGTTTGATCTGCCCGCCAACGAAGATACCATCTCCTTCGCAGGCGTAACGTTCAAGCAGACCTCGACCGCCCCGACCGTGACGATCTCCGGAAATACGTATTACAATACGTATATCTACGGCGATGACGCGATCTTCAGTGTATTCCTTGGAAAGAACCCGAATGATGGGTCCAAGAACTATAAGCTGTTCATACAAAGCGCCCCTGAGCAGGGCTCTGTAAGCGACCCGGCCCGCCAAATCGGCGGATGGGTGTCTTATAATGTTCGGTATACGAACACGCTCCGGCCCGGGTCCACTATGACCTTGCGCCGTTTGCAGTCGGAAACGTCGTCCAGCTAATGGACAAAGATTTCTCTTGACAAACGCCGAAACTGGTGGTAGTCTGGAGAAGTTGATTAATCAACGGTTGGAGGGGCGGGGCCTTAACCCCCGCCCCGAAGGCCACAACCTCATGTTAAGGATGAGCGAATGGAAGATTTAACCGGACAAGTTTTTGCTGACTTGACTGCTGTGCGACCCGCTGATTACATAAAAGGAAAAGGTACCGTCTGGGTTTGGCGGTGCGTTTGCGGGAACGAAGTTGAAATCGCCGCTAATCGCGTTAAAAAAGGACACGATCTTAGTTGCGGTTGCCGTCGAAGCCGGGAATGCGCTACAATCAAATTGTGCAGGCATTGTGGGAAACAAAGTTTTCGGAAAAACCGCCACGGAAATTTTGCATCTGTTTGTCAGGAATGCTACAACGCACAGACAAATGATTTTAAGTACAGGAACCCTCGTACCTGGATGCTTCAAACGGCTAAGCGTCGGGCGAGGGTTCAGGGTGTTCCTTTCGAACTAACCTACGAGGATTTCGAGATACCAGAATTGTGCCCGGTATTCGGAACTCCGATGTTTCCGGGAAACGGAAAAATGTCTGACAATTCTCCGAGTCTCGACAAGATCATCCCCTCTCTTGGATATGTCAAAGGGAACGTTGCTGTCATTTCTTGGAAAGCCAATCGCTTGAAGAGCAATGCTACCGCGGTGGAAATACGCAAATTAGCCGACTGGATGGACGCCCAAGTTTCTCAAATTGATTCCCCGGAGGCTACCGTTGCCTGAAGAACCGTGGCAGAAATAT